CGACAGTGGCCTGGAGGTTCGCCTGTAATGGGTGACCAGAATAGCCAGGTGGCTTTTGCCACCTCACTTTATCAGACCCTCCTAACGGAGGATCTCGCTAGGCAATTCCCTGAGATCGGAGATCTCCATAGGGACGCTGAGAGTGCTAAGGAAAGAATATCTTCCGAAGGCATTCAATTTGTCACTATGACTCTACCCTTATATGGAAAGGCAATACTTCGCTCTTTCCAAACTGGACATTTCATATGTCCAACTGCATTCAAAAAGCAGAAGGGCACTCACCTCCCTACTTTATTTGGAGGTTTGTGTAATAGGGTCTATCTCCCTGATGGGACTCTTAGAGCTGATGCGTGTAAGTCTTGTATAACTGACTTACTACAGCTAACTCTAATGTGTGCTAAGTTGAAGCTACCCTATACACCCGCTCAAGAGCAGAGTGTCGTCGACAGCTTCATTCAGACTGAGTCTGAATTGTGGTGTGAAGATGATATATTTGCCATGAGCGACCGTGAAAGGTCCATGCTCGATTTAGCAAGATTCGTGGTTAACAACGTGCTCGATACCAAAATGACTAGTGGTTTAGCTCGTCGTTCTGAAGCGTTTGCTCCCTTTGGGAGCGACGTTATGCAGTGCGGCATGAGTGATTACTACTGGAGTTTTGTTACCTCCGAGCACGGACCTAACTACGGTCCTGGCGAGGTTGCTGGTCGTGAATCCGTTCGAGAGAAGTGGAACGGCCCTAGGCGCAAATATTATGCGCTTCACAGGTCGTTCGGATACTACAATTTATTTTACGTATCCCAACACCATCTCGCAGACGACATCGTGCGCTATCGCGCTTTGCCCTTGGACTTTCGTACGAGGGCCCGTGTCGCTCTGGTGCCGAAGGACTCGAAGGGCCCACGGTTAATATCCATGGAACCCTTTGAAATCCAAATGGCTCAACAGTCCCTCATGTCTTATCTATATGATAGGATTGAAAGAGGGCGATTCACTAGAGGTCACGTTAACTTTATCGATCAGAGCATCAATCAAGAGCTTGCTCTTGTTGCTTCTATCGACGGTTCGTATGCCACACTCGATATGAGTGAAGCGTCCGACCGTGTTAGCGTTGATCTGGTCAAGTTTCTCTTTTGTGAAACTGGAGTACTTGACCAGCTTCTGGCAGCTCGGTCTGTTGAGACTGAGCTTCC